GATGCACCATGGCTGACCAAACACCTTCCCCAGACCCATACGGGCGCACTTCCCCGACCGATGAGGCACCACGCTGCTGGCGCTGCAACCGCCTTCTCGCCATCAAGGTCACAAGACCGTGGCTAATTATCTGCAACCGCTGCAAGGCTCAAAACGCTAAATAGTTGACATCCAGCGAAATTTTGTTATGCTCGCTGACAACACATCGTGCAACTACACATGATGTACGACGATTACCAATCGTTAAACTACGCCCCTTTTAGGAGGTTCACTTGGTTAGATTCAACGGCGTTTTACGCCTGCTTCCCCGACCATCGTTAAAAGGAGCCTCATGCGTAAGCATCTAGCACTTGTTGCTATCACAATCATCAGCACTATCAATTCCACGCCAGCAGCAGCAAAAGCCGCAGCACCAAGCGTCCTAATTACTTCAACCACAGCGGCAAAGAATCCGCTAGAACAACTTCGACAGTTCTCCACCGAGAGCATGCACCCAGAACTCCGTGCTCAATTCCGCACCAAAAAGGTCGCCTCAATCCGCTTCTGGGAAGCCGTTGCATGGTGTGAAACCCAACACGATTGGGAAAACGGCGGCTACTACGCAGGCGGAATGGGCATCGCTCAATCAGCATGGCGTGGATTCGGCGGATGGCAATTTGCAACCTCCCCAGCACGGGCAACCAAAGAAGAGCAAATAATCGTCGCCAATCGAATCTCGTTCCTCGGCTTCCAGACAAAGAATGTTTTCCGAACCCTCGATGACCGCCTCAATAACCGCCCCTTTTACCGTCCAGCAATCGGTTGGAGGAGTTCACAGAACTGGGGCAAGAACTGTGTCAACTGGCGGACCCGCCAACCTCTTCGAGACCGATACACACAGACACCGCTCAACCGATAAAGGTTGACCCTAGTCAACGCTTCGGCTTATGCGATTGCCGTACAATCTGGGGCACAGCGTGTCCTAGTGACCTCGGTTGTCGGTTTGCTTTCGTGCCCTGAGTGGTCCAGACCTCAGTCGAGGTTCTGTCATGCCCAGCAACAGGAGCACCGATGGCGCAATACAAGGTCAACTCAGGCATCGAATACCTCGGCAAACGAGCCGAGGTTGGAGCCGTTGTATCAGACCTCCCACCGAAGGCAATCAAGTGGCTTCGTGAAAGCGGAGCAATCAGCCCAGTAGACGGCGATGCGACTGAAGAGCCAGAAGCCGAAGAACCCGCTGCTTCAATCGAGGAAGAAATCCCAACGGAGGAAGCATAATGCCTTTTCGACACGGTAAAAACACCAAAGTCCTTTCAGCAGAGTACGACATCAGTAGTTATTTGAACGAAAGTTCAACCAGCGAAAGCGTTGAAACAGGCGAAACTACGACCTACAACACAACTGGCGGAGCAAAAACCTATGTGGTTGGACTCCGTGACTCGACCATTTCAATGAGCGGATTCTTTGACGGAGCCGCTTCAGCAGTGGACGAAATCATGGCAACCGCAGTTGGCGCTGGCGACAGGGTCATTACTTTTGGACCAGAGGGTCTGGCGGTCGGTCGTCGTGTGACAAGCCTTAATGCGATTGAAACCTCCTATGAAGTTTCTTCACCCGTTGCCGATGTCGTCGCCATCTCTTTTGAAGGACAAACCAATGAGCGCCTTGACCGAGGAATTTCCTTGATTGATTTGGCAGCCGTATCTTCAACAGCCAACGGCACCTCACAAGACAACGCAGCCGCTACCGCAAATGGCGGAGCGGCAAACCTTCATGTCACAGCGAATACACGCAATGGCAACACGACTTTCAAGGTCCAACACTCAGCGGATAACTCCACATGGGTTGACCTCATCACATTCTCGGTAGTCGGTTCGACGACCAAGACATCGGAGCGCAAGACCGTAACTGGGACTGTCAACCGATACATCCGTGTTCAGCACACACTTGCTGGGTCCACGGGTTCCATCACCTACCATGCGAACTTCGCACGACGCTAAGGACAATAAACAATCATGGCTTTCAAGCACGGCAAAAACGCCTCGTTCAAGGTTGATAACTCGGGCGGAACACTGACCGACATTTCTTCCTACCTGAACGAAGTTTCACTTCCACGCTCCATTGAAACTGCAGAGACAACCTCTTTTCAGACAGCAGGCGGAGCAAAGACCTATGTTGTAGGTCTCAACGACTCAACTGTTTCTATCTCTGGAACTTGGGATGCAACTCTCGACGCACATCTTGCGGGAATCCTTGGACAAGACGCTTCGGTGTCCTTCGAGTATGGTCCAGAAGGAACAGGAACTGGCGCAGTCAAGTACACAGGCGAGGGTCTCATGACCTCGTATGAAACATCAAGCCCAGTGGCAGATGTTGTGACTTTCTCGGCAGAGTTCCAAGTGACTGGTACAGTCACTCGTGGCACCTTCGCCTAACTCTTAAAAGGAGAAAACCCGTGTCCCTTCGTGACCACATCCTGTCCTGTGACGATGTCCAGAAAGAAATCATTGATGTTCCTCAGTGGGGCTGCAAGATTTCTGTCCATGGCATGTCAGGCGCCGCTCGTACCCAGATGATTCAGAACGCTGCCGATAACGACGGCGTAATGAACTTCGCAAAGATGATGCCAGACATCGTCATCATGTGTACATACGACCCTGAAACAGATGAGCAAGTATTTGCCGAGAGCGACCGTGAGACCCTGATGCTCAAATCAGGTGCCGCACTGGACCTCATTGTCAACACCGCTATGCGAATCTCGGGATTGCTTGAAGATGCAGTCGACAAGGCAGGCAAGGATTTCTCGAACGCCCCAGCCAACGCTTCCTCTTTGAGTTAGCCGAGTCGCTGGGGCGAACAGTCGGAGAGTTGCTTTACGGCTCTGGGGGTCATCGTGCGATTTCATCGCAGGAGATAACAGAGTGGATGGCGCTCTACAAATTAAGGAACTGGGAGCAACAGCAAAAACGATGAGGATGAACTAAAGATGGCAATGCTTGAGGTTGTAGCACACCTGAAGGCGAACGCTGACAACATGGTCAGCGGGTTTCGTCAAGCCCAAGGTGCTGCAGACAACTTTGGGCAATCTGTTCAGCGTCAATCTGGAGTAGTGCAGCGTGGCTTTGGAATCATGTCCAAGGCAGCGATTGTCGGTGGTGGCATGATGCAAACCGCCATGATTATGGGCGCAAAAATGGGTATCGGTTTCGCTATGGCGAACGAGCAAGCCATCATTTCATTCAAAACTCTCCTTGGTAGCCAAGAAAAAGCAGAGGCAATGTTCAAGGACTTGCAAGAATTTGCTGCTTCTACTCCATTTGAGTTCCCTCAACTTCGTGATGCTGCTTCTAAGTTGCTCACCACTGGCGTTGCCGCTGAGCGTGTCAAACCAATTTTGACCGCCATCGGTGACTCAACCGCTGCTATGGGCACGGGCGCTGAAGGTATCGCTGCAGCGACCCGTGCTTTGCAGCAGATGAACCTTGTCGGCAAGGTAACTGGTCAGGACATGATGCAGTTGGCGAACGCTGGTATTCCTGCTTGGGATGCGTTGGCAGCAGCCGCTAAAATGTCGGTTGCCGAGGTTAAAAAGGCAACTGAAAAGGGAACTCTGCAGGATTCTGTGGGTCTCTTGATGTCTGGTCTTGAGAATTATTCTGGTGAAGCCATGGGTCGTGTCAAAGGCATGATGGCTGAGCAGGCAAATACTTTGACTGGTTTGATGTCCACTTTGAAGGACAACATCAACATTGCGCTTGGCGAGATGATGGCTCCAGCCACCGAAGGAATCAAAGACGCAATGCCTGCCATCAATGATGCGATTGGCAAAACCATGAAGTCGATGGCTAAACCAATTAACGAAATGGTCCAAGTCATGATGGATGCTTTCCAGAAATTGATACCTGCTTTGGAACCGATGATGAACGCTTTGTCCACAATCATGGTTGCTGTGGTATCGGCTTTGGTGCCAATGGTTGCTCAACTTGCAACTGCACTGCCCTCGTTGCAGCCTGTTTTTGTTGCAATTGGTCAAGCCATCGGCGATTTAAGTGTTGTTGTCGCCCCTCTGATTACACAATTCGTCACTGAATTGGTACCAGTTATCGGATTTGCGGCAACGGCTGTTTCTGGACTTACTGGTTTTATTGCGGAACACAGGGGCGCTCTTGAAGCACTGACACCCGTGGTCGCTGCCGCCGCTGGCGCTTATTTGGCTTTCAAGGCAGTCGGCAAGATTAATGCGTTGTTCGGCAGCGCAAAACAAATCTGGGCATTGGTCACCGCAACACTGGCAAAGACCGCAGCGGTCGGCGGGGAGGCTGCGGTCACGAGCACGGCAGCGGCTGCACAGGCTGCTCTTGCAGTTGCACAAGCATCAGCCATGGTCGCCGCTGGAGGCGGAGCAGCAGCAACTGCTGCCTACACCGCTGCACTGGCAGCCCAACAAGCGGCTACGGCGTCCGCTACAGCGGCACAGACTGGGTTGAATGTAGCCCTGATTTCTAACCCAATCGGTCTGGTTATCGCTGCAGTAGTTGCTCTTGTCGTTGCCGTTGTCGTTATGTGGAAGAAGTTTGACTGGTTCCGCCGTGGAATGAAGGGACTTTGGAACTCAATCGTCAGCATTGTGCAAACCGCCATCAACCTTATTCTGGGTTACTACGAATTTTGGATTAACGCTGTTATCACTGGCGTAAACCTGATTATCAAGGCTTGGAACAAAATTCCGTGGAACAAAGACATTGAGCCGCTCAACAAAGTCAATCTTCAGTTGGACATCACTGGCGCAAAAGTCGACAACATCAAGAAGGGCATTAACGGTATCGAGGGTGCCGCCACTGCCGCAAGTCAGACAATCAACGGTTGGGGTCAAAACCTCAGCCCTGAAATGATTGCCTTGATGCGAACCAGCCGTGCAGGTAATTATGACTACACAAAGAACAAA